GGGTGTTCAGGATGTTGTTGCTGCCGGCAAAAATGCCGGAGCCGCCGCCGTACCCAGCCGTAGCGGGGGTCACGTTGCCAAAGTTGAGGGTAATGCCCTGAACGAGTTCGGCGGTGCCGACGTTACGGAGGGGGCCAAAACGGTTGTCACCAACGAGGACCGGACCGTCGAATGTTGCGCGTGCCATAGCAAAGATTCCTTATGCAAAAGTACCTTGCCAATCGTTGCATCGTCTGCTGGGGCAGTGGCGGCAAGGCGGATCACCCAGATGCCGCCAATATACACCAAAAGAATGGCGTGTCAACTAAAAAGGGGGCCGAAGCCCCCTTTTATCAGAACGAGCCCGAAGACCCGAACACACCCAGAGGGTCCGACCAGCCGAAGCTGTAACGCTCACGGGCCTTGTAACGGACGTTACCGGTGTCGAAGTCGCCGTCCATGCTGTTTTGCAGCGGGGTACGAACGAAGTGCTTCAGACCGTTGGGAACGTCAGTCGTCAGGAACCATGCGTTGTTGTCGGTCAAGAAGTGGTTGATGGTGTAACCATCGGGGATCGCACCATTGCTCTTGATCGCGTTGATGTCGTTGTTGTTGGTACCGACACGGAGTTCGGTTTCCAGCAGACGAGTAGCAACGAATTGCAGAGCAGGCGGGATTACCAGCTTCTTGGGCTTGGCAGCGATCAGCAGACCACGTTCATCCGTCCAACCGGCGATCTGAATAACGGCGGCTTCCAGGGAAGTCTCGTTCAGGTCGGCTTGGGTTGTGGGGGTGTTAGCGTTGGTACCGCCGCTCACCAGGGGGTGGGCTGCACTGAACAGAGCAACGCCGTCGCCGCCGGTGAAGGCAGAGCTGAAGCCGTTGTTCAGGACAGAAGCGGCTTTCACCTGCTTGGTGTATGCCATGGCACGGGCCAGACCCTTGGTGTAGCGAGCAGACAAGCTGTCGTACAGGTTATCTTCGATCGCTTCTTCAGTGATCGAGAAACCCAGGGCGATGGTCTCGTGGTTGTAGCGAGTCGTCCACGCTTCCTGCGCGTTGTCATAAGCAATCGCAGAGCCTTCGTTCTTCACCGGAGCGGCGGAGAAGCCAGACAGCTTGGTTTCCTCTTCAAAGCTACGCTCCGAGGTCTCGGTTTCGTAGATTTCCTTGTGCTCCTCGCCGTAACGGGCGTACTCAAGGCCAAACAGTGCATTAAGACCGGGCAGGAGTTCTTTGAGTAGTTGTGCGCGTGAAATTGCCATTTTGTATTACTCCTTAAGCGGTTTGAGTGCCCAGCGCAGTGTAATACGAGTGGTTAGCGAAGTTGATCTTCACCAACACCTCGGTGTACTGCGTAAACACCAGAGTGGAGCTAGCCGGAATGGCGGTAGCCGTAGCAGCAACACCACCAGCGTTCATCACACCGTACTGAGCGTTCAGCACCACCGAAGTAGCGCCAGCGGCAGCGGCGGTAGACACCCAGTTGCCCGTGGAGACAAACTGGCCGTTAGCAGCAACGAAACCAACGTCCGTACCAACCGGCAGAGCCTGCGGCAGAGCAGAGGTGGTCAGGGTGGTGGTACCACTCGACCAAGTTGCCGTACCCAGAGCCACAGCGGTCTCAGGCACAACGTCGATCACACGCACCGGCAGAGCGGCGGTAGTAGCGGCGGAGCTAGCCAGGATACCATTGGAAGAGTTACCCGTGTTGGGGCTACCAGCCAAGTTGGAAACGGTCATGTTCAGACCGACCATTGCGCGAGCGGCGGAACCGATGGTGGTACCACCTTGGGTCGTCACAACAGCGCACTTGAAAATGGTATCAGGATCGTCCGTCACGATAGCGACGGCGTCACCAGCCAAGGTCGAAGCGGGCCAGTATTGGGCGTAACGCTTTTGCTTGGTGGCGGGGTCCGTGTAGGAACAGCCCAAGAAGATACCAACTTGACCGTAGCCGGGAGCGCCGGTAGCAGCGGTGCCGCCATCAGTGACTGCCAGACGGGTTGCGAAACCGCGAGTAATCGCGACGAAATCGCCGTAGAAAATGTTGGTAGCGTATCCGTACTGGATAGGAATGTTACGGGTAGAACCCGCAAACACCTGACCACCAATCAAGTTCACAGGCTTTAGGCCGTAGGGGGCCGAGACCGTGGGGTAAGCCATTTAAGACTCCTTGAAAAAGTTTAAGAACCGGGACCGAAAGTGACGTTGGACTTACGCTCAGCGAAGAGCGGCATTCGGGGGTCACTGTCACGCATGAAATTGTTGTCCACCGATTCCATCTGAGCCTTGTTCTGGTTGGCGTAGTACGCCTCCCGTTGACGCAGGAACTCGTCGGGAATACGACAGAGCAACAAACCGCCCACCTCGATGTTTCCTTTGAAACGACCTTCGGTAGTCGCGTGCATCATTAGCTCGGGATATTCCTCTGCTTTGCAGGGTTCGTATCCTTCGCGGAACTTGCTAGAAATGTTAGACGCGTCAGCGCTACCGAGCATCGAGATGCGAACCCAACGATGGGTCCAACCCGGACGGGCATCAGGAGACGGGAGGGTCTCCGGGGGACGCCACGCTGTGGGACGTTGAAATGTAGCCCGCGAATCGAGTTCACGAGTCATACGATTTTGACGGCCTGCAGCCTGAGTTTGTGTAGTCTGTTCCATGTTTAACTTCTTTCTAGCTTAGCAACCTGTTTTGCGTATTCTTCCAAAGGGACCCCAAGTCGGCGAGCGATCGCTGCTTCGGATGCCTTCAGTCGTACACGACTAGGCGGTGTGCTACGTGAGGCCGGAGCCACGACCGTAGCGGTTTTTGAGGCACGGCGCGGAGGTTCATCCTCATCTGCCGGTTCAGCTCTTTTCTTTCGAGGCGGCTCGTCATCCTCATCGCTCTGAGCATCTTCAAAATACTCAGGAAAACGCTTGCGCATTGTTTTGTCGATAGCCTGAAAGTACTCAGGTGTACCAACGTAGTCGGGACCATACTGCTTCTGGAACTTCTTGTCAAGACCCATCGCAGCCATCGTCATTTCGTCATCTTTCCCGAACCAGTCCGAGTTGTTATCCAACCACGACTGGGTACGGCGGCTCACGCGAGGAGCTTCCTGCTCTTGTTGGCTCTGAGGGATGCGGAACTCCTTGTCGTCCTCCATCTCCACCGGCTGCAGGTGGCCAGCACGCTCGGCTTTCACCGTGGCACGGGCGATGTCCTCTTGCGCCTTGACGAGTGCGTCAGGGTCGGCGGTCTCGTACGCCTTGCGGTACTTCTCGCGGGCGGCTTCCAGCTCGGCTTCGGCGGCGCTTTTTGCCGTCTCTACGTATGCCTTGCTACCGACAGACAGCTGCTCTTTCAGCTTCTTGTTCTCGTCGAACACCTGACGGGCAAACGACTCAGCAGCCTCCCGCTCACGCAGGGCTTGCTCCTTGGCACGTCGCTCATCGTGATATCCACGAGTGAATTTCTTGATCCGGTTCTGGACCTTCTCGTCGTAGCTTGCAAGCTCGTCTTCCGTGGGGTCCTCAACGGGCTCCTTGGAGGGCTTGCGGCCACGGTCCGCGACCGGGGTGTCGTCTTCAATATCGACTTCAAAGTCGTCGTCCTTGGCTTTTGCCTTGGCCTTCGCCTTCTCTTCCTTCTCGTCGGGGAACTCGAAGTCTTCCCCTTCGTCGTACTTAGCTTGGGTTGCCATGTGTGCTCCTTAAGCAGCGCGGGTGATACCACGCGGGTCTTCAACAACAGCCTCGACCGAATCATCATTGATGATGCGGAACTCTCGGCCATGAATCTTCAGGCGGGTGCCTGAATTGGGGCGAACGACAACGAAGTCGCCCACCTTGCAGCGAGGTCCACTAGGGAACCGCGTTTTGTCTTGATAAGCCTCGGGGCCCATCTTGACCACGAACAGCACCGGAGTGAGCATTTCCTCACGCCAGATGTCACCGCTGGACTTCACAATCCCAATCTCGCTATCCGCGTACTCCTCCATGGCCTCGGGGACCACGGTGAGCAGCATGAACCCTGCGGGCTCGGGGAGCTGTTTGGCCTTCTGTTCGGAGTCCTTGTTCAGGATTCCAGACAGGTCAACGGCGTTCACGTCGAATTCACTCATCAGATGTTTCCATTCTTTGCACGAGGTCGTTTATGGTGGAATCTGCGAGGTTAAGACCCCGGATCACTCCGCAGATTTTTTGGTACTCGTCGTACGTCTTTGCGCTTCCTGCGGCAAGGAATTCCACCTGCTCTTGCCGAGTTCTCGCGATTTCTTTTTGCACGTGCGCGAACGCACGGGAATCAAACGTCATTTAGTTTCCTTCTTGGGTTGAGCCTTCTGCTGCGCCTTGGACTGCGCGGTCTGGTGCTGTCGCTGCAGGTGCTGCTGAATGTTCTGCTGGCGCATCTGGGCCTTGTGCTTGGCCACGTCAACACCGATGCGCATACCCTCCATCTCCGACTGGCGCTGAGCCTTGTCTTTGGCAGCGGCAGCGGTAGCACCCACCTGCATGGCGGCGATCTCTTTCTGAGCCTCGATGCGAGCCTTCTCGATCTCGAGCTGGTCGGCTTTGGCCACGGCCTCGATCTGCTGCTTCTGCTGCTTGAGCTGCAACTCCTGCTGCTTGATCTGAAGCTCCTGCATCTGCATCTGGACCACCGGGTCCTGCATCTGCTGCTGGG